ATATATATCAAGTTATACGGGCAGAACGGCAGAAGAGCTAGATTTATATCAGGACATTGTTGATGTTGCTCTAGTATTGATTCAGGACATGTACGATAACAGAACACTATATGTGAATAGTGGGAATTTAAATCATGTCGTTGAAACGATATTAGGGATGCATGCCGTAAATCTGTTGCCCAAAGAGGAAACGGAATGAATGCCGGAAAGTATAACAAAAAAATCGTGATATATCGAGTGGTTAAGACAGAGGACAGCAATGCATTTCAAGGTGATTTGGAATTGGCTGTCCTCTCAGCCTATGCCGAAGTAAAAACCACAAGAGGCATGACATTGATCCGTAATGGATCAGACTTTGAAAAAGCCTATACCAATTTCACTATCAGATATCCCTTAGAAACTGAGATCACAAGAGATATGATCATTAAGTTTAAAGGCAAGAGATATACAATCGAATATTTAAACAATGTCGATGAGAACGATACGGAATTGGAGATTCAGGCTAAAGAGGTTACGCATTAATGGCTAAATTCGATATGGAATTACCGACGGATATAATGAAAGATATTCAGAAAATATACGGTAATTCTGAAAAGATTTTTGGCGGTATGACAAGAGCCGGTGCTGAAGTGGCTTTGAAAAGAGCAATATCAAATGCTCCTGAAAAGATAAGACCGTATGCAAGGCTAACAAGGACTTACAGAACTCCATCTGATGGTGGAATTAACACAAAGGTAATATTTACCGGTTACATTCCATTTAAAGGCAATAGAGATTCATTCTTAATAAGGGGCGGTAATGGGAAAATGTATTCCAACAATAAAGGAATACCCGTTGATTTCTTAGCTATCATGTATGAATATGGGAGATCCACATTGCCGTTTCCTAAAAAGCCTTTTTTCAGGCGGTCTTTTAATAAAGCGGAGATAGAGAGAGCAATGCGTGAGGCTCAAAAAGCTCTTAGCGGAGGGTTATTGGATGAATAGTTTGATCAAGGAAATATTTGAAAACTTCACAGTTGACGGCAAGGAAATTCCGGTCAAATTTCTGTATTATCATGGTCATGGTGAGCCATATATAACATGGATGCAGGAAGATTCCAATAATTCATTATCAGGAGATGATGACTTAATAGGCTATGCCGATTATTACGATTTCGATATATATTCCAAAGGCGATTACACCAAAATTATTGAGAGGGTAAAAGAAATATTGAAAGAACATGGTTTTGTATGGCAAGTATCAAGGTCAAGCGCTGACATGTACGAACCTGATACCGGCTATTATCACAAGACATTGAATTTTGCAATTTTAAGGGAGGTATAAAATGGCAAAGATAGGACTTAATAGTTTTAGATATTCTGTCCTTACCGAAGCGACAGACGGAACACCGTCATATGATGGTGCAAACACTCCTGCTAAGGCTGTTTCTTGTTCCGTTTCCATTTCAAATAATGATGTCAAGCTCTATGCGGATGATGCTCTTGCAGAAAGCGATACATCATTTCAGAGTGGTTCTGTAACGATCGGAATTGATGATGAGGATCAGGCAACAATGGCAACACTTTTAGGTCATACCGTAGATACAACATCTCAGGCTATGATCAGAAATGTGAACGATGTTGCTCCCTATGTAGGTTTCGGCAGGATCGTAGTGAAGATGATCCACAATGTTAAAAAGTACAAGGTTGAATTCCTCTACAAAGTTAAGTTTAGCGAACCGTCTCAGGAAGATCAGACAAAGGGCGAAACTGTTGAGTTTGCAACAACAACACTTGAGGGAACAGTAGCGACATTAGCCAATGGCAAATGGTCAGAAACTAAGACATTCGACACGAAAAACGAAGCTCTCACATACCTTGAGAGTCTGATGGCTTAATCAATTGGGAGGCAGATTTGCCTCCCTTTATTCTTGTATAAGGAGAGAAATGAAATGAAAGATATTAATGGAGAAATCACATACAAGGGAAAGACATACAAGATGGTATTTAATCTTAATGTCATGGAAAACATTCAAGAAAAATACGGTTCAGTTTCAGAGTGGGGCAAGAAAACCGATGGAACAGAGGGTGAGCCTAATGCAAAAGCCGTAATATTCGGTTTTACTGAAATGCTGAATGAGGGCATTGATATCGAAAACGAGGAAAACGGAACAGATATCAAGCCTTTTACTTTAAAGCAAGTGGGCAGGATGATCACGGAAATCGGTCTGAGAGAGGCTACACTTCAGCTGAACGAAACCGTAATTGAATCAACTAAAAACGAAAAAAACGCATAATCCATGAGGATGACGATGAAGATCCGGTTATTGATTTCTCATGGTTTTATTTTATAGGCAAAGCAAAACTGAATTTGTCTTTTAAAGAAACCGGAAGATTAACATTATACATGTTTAATAAATTATATGATCATTACAAGGATAACTTTGACATAGAAATGAGATTATCAAAGGCTAATGTTACATATGCAGAGGCTTTTAATAAGGCTCAGGAAAGTGAAGAGTGGTTCTAAGGAGGTGAGGGCATGGCATTTGGCGGTGAGGTCAAACTAAAAGGCGAAAGCGAGTATAAAAGGGCGTTGAATCAGATAAATCAGAGCCTTAGGGAAACCGCCTCCGAAATGAAAAGAGTATCAAGTGCATTCGATGCCAATGATAGATCAGAAAGTGCGGTATCAGCGAAAACTGATGTTTTAACGCAGAAGCTAGAACAGCAGAAAGAAAAATTAAGCCTTTTGAGAGCTGAATATAAGAATATGGCAAGCTCATATTCCGAAAACACTCAAAAACATCAGGCTTTGGTCAATCAGTATAACACCGAAAAACAGAAGCTTGAAGAGATAGGCAAAACATTAGGTACATCTTCAGACGAATACAAGAAACAAGAAAAGGTTGTCAATGAATTAGCTCAGGAAGTTGAGAAATCAACAAAAGCTCAGGATCAGAATGAGAAATCCATGAGCAAGATGAGAATCGAGATCAATGAAGCCGAAACAGCTTGCAACAAAACCGCAAAAGAAATTGAAAAGTTGGGTAATGAAACCGAAGAAGCCGGTAAAGATGCAGAAAAAAGCTCTGAGGGGTTCACGGTATTCAAGGGAGTTGTTGCGGATCTTGTTGCCTCAGGAATAAAACAAGCGATAAAAGGTCTTGCCGAATTAGGCAAGGCTATGGTTGGCGTTGGAAAGCAATCGCTTGATTTTTACGCAAACTTTGAACAGTTAGAGGGCGGTGTTAACAAGATATTCGGTGAGGATGTTGCTCAGGATGTAATAGAGAATTCACGAAATGCTTTTAAAACCGCAGGAATGAATGCCAATGAGTATATGGAAACCGTTACGGGTTTTTCAGCATCATTGATTCAATCTTTAGGTGGCGATACAAAACAAGCTTCTGAATTAGCAGACATGGCTATCAGGTCAATGGCAGATAATGCTAATACCTATGGTACGGATATGGCATCGATTCAGAATGCTTTTCAGGGATTTGCAAAGCAAAACTACACGATGTTAGATAACCTGAAACTCGGTTGGAATTAAGCACCATAGCCGAGTATAAACCGGATAAAATCGGTGAAACCTAAACAGAAATGCATGGTAATACCGAGATAATCATACAGATTACGAAAGGCTGTATGACATTGTAGAGCATAGGAATTGAATAAATATAATATTCCCAAGAGTGTCCGGCAATCTTACAGATTGAAAATATATGCCGAGCTTATGAGAAATCATAAGAGCTAAAGGATAAAAAGCCTTTAGGGTAACAAGTGTATGGTGGCACAAAAACGGAAATGGAAAGGTTGATCGCAGATGCTTCTCGAATGACAGATATTCAGGAAGAATTAGGCATTACGGTTGACGGAACAGATATGAGCTTTGCTAATCAGGTCAAGGCTATTCAGGTTATCCAAAGAAACATGGGTATCATGGGTACAACGGCAAAAGAAGCCTCAGGAACGATTCAAGGTGCAACGGGATCAATGAAATCGGCATGGGAGAATTTAGTTGGCGGTATGGCAGACGAGAATGCTAATTTTCAGAAGCTTGTTGAAGATTTCATGGGTACATTGATAACTGAAGATGGCAAAGGCGGTATTATCGGCACGATTGTTCCACGAATAGCAACGGTCATTCAGGGCATAGGAACAGCTATGGAGACCTTATTACCTGAATTGATGGCTATGATTGTTCCGGTCATCGAATCCAATTTGCCGTTGATCGTTGAGGCTTTTGGCAAGATATCAGGCTCGTTAATGGCTACACTCCCTCAGATCCTGCCGGTGTTTTCCAATCTTATGCTTCAGGTAGTGCAAACGATTCTTAGCGCTTTACCGTCAGTTGTAGCAACGGGTATTCAGGTTGTTGTTTCTTTGATCAATGGTATCAAGGATGCGATTCCACAATTAATAAACATGTTGCCTGAGGTCATTGAAGCAACGGTAAATACATTAATCAACGGATTGCCTGATATTATCGGAGCAGGCATGGAAATTCTATTGGCTGTTATTGATGGGTTGGTAAAGGCATTACCACGATTGATTGATTATGTTCCTAAGATTATATCAACAATAGTTACCGTTCTCGTTAATAACTTGCCTAAAATCATTGATACGGCTGTTAAGATTTTAGTTTCGTTGATTCAGGGATTATCTAATACGATTCCCAAACTTATAGCATTTGTTCCCAAAATAATAATGTCTATTGTTACGACATTGATTAATAACTTGCCTCAGATTATTCAGGGCGGTGTTAAAATCGTAGCTTCATTGATATCAGGCATGGGGCAGATGATTGGCAACCTAGTTATCAAGGCAAAAGAAATCGGCTCAACGATAATCAATGCGGTAGCTCAGATCCCTGAACAAGTCATTTCAGTTGGTTGGAATATCGTCAGCGGAATATGGCAGGGCATATCAGATTCATTAGGATGGATCAAGTCAATGATATCGGGTTGGGTCGGAAATGTTGTATCATTCATCAAAAACTTATTCGGCATTCATTCACCGTCAAAGGTGATGGAAGATGAAGTCGGTGTTTTCTTGGCTCAGGGTATTGGTGTAGGCTTCAGCGATGAAATGAAAAATGTATCTCAGGAAATGGCAGAAGCTATACCCACAAGCTTTGATGTTAATGCCTCTATTTCCGGTTCGGCTCAGCAGAACAATACGGACATAGTGTCAGCATTTAAACAAGCATTGTCAGAGGTCAAGATAGTTATCGATGATGAAGTAGCAGGAACATTTGTTGATCGTACAGTTTCAAAACTAGTTTATGGTTAAGGAGGCAATATGAACACTATTACATTAAACGGAATATCAAGCCTATTGGTCAAAGGTTTACTGATTCAGGAATTGCCTCCTATAACCAAACCTAAAATAAGAACAATGGTTGAAGAGGTTGACGGGCGAGATGGAGACATAATTACAAAGTTAGGCTATCAGGCATATGACAAAGAGATGATCATCGGATTACATGGCGATTTTGACATTAATCAGGTGATCTATTTCTTTAATTCTGAGGGTACGGTGATTTTCTCTAATGAGCCGGACAAATTCTATAAGTATCAGATCCTGAATGAAATAGATTTTGAAAGGCTTCTGAGATTCCGTACAGCTAAAGTAAAGATGCACATTCAGCCGTTTAAATATTCAGCCGTTGATAATAGTCTTGTTTTTAATACGCAGGATCTAGCGGAGATTTCCGTAGTGAATGATGGCAATTACTTTTCACAGCCTAAACTTACATTTCATGGTAGCGGTGTTATAAATCTCAGCATAAACGATGTCGAGATCCTTACCATAGATTTAGGCGATGAGGAATATATGACTATTGATGCGGAAACTAAAAACGCATATAAAGACGGTGTTTTAAAAAACAGAAGAGTGTCAGGCGATTATGGAAATTTGACTCTAAGGATGGGTTTAAATTCCATATCATGGACGGGAAACTTAACGGAAATTGATATTGAAAACTATTCAAGATGGATATAGGAGGTCAATATGATAGATACAAATATACAGATGGTCAGAGGTGATACCCTCGCTTTCGGTATGGAAATCGAAGGATTGGGAACGAACCTTGACTCCTGCTATTTCACATGTAAGAAATCGTTTCAGGGAGATGTTGTGTTTCAGAAATCCTTGAGCGACGGTGTCAGCAAAGTTTCAGACGGTGTTTACAGAATCCGTGTAGCTCCTGAGGACACATTCAATGTTGAAGCCGGCAATTACTATTATGATTTTCAGATTGGTGTCAATTCGGATGTTTTCACACTTCTTAGAGGCATCTTAATGATACAGAACGATGTTACAAGGGAGGTTTAAGAATGACAAATATTGAATTTGATCGTGTCCTTGTAAAAGGAGCTAATACGATTGGCACGGTTAAAATCGTCATGGTAAAAGGCGATAAAGGTGATGTCGGGAATCCAACGGATGCTCAGGTAGAGACAGCCGTAAATGAATGGCTCAATGATCATCCTGAAGCGACAACAACGGTTCAAGACGGGTCAATCACAGAGGCAAAACTTGCAAACGATGTCAAGCATATGTTTGGCACAAAAGCCGATGCAATCGTCAAGACCGCATCGGGAGAGATAGCATCATTTACAGATGGTGGAGACGATTTACCTTTGAAATCACTCAAGGTGAATATCGTACCGAAGCAGAGCGGAAGCGGAGACCCTTCGCCCTCTAATGTTAGACCGATAAGCGGAGTGGATACGGTAGGGGTAACAAGAGCAGGAAAGAATGTCGGTCGCATATCTCAAGAACTCATCGACAATGACAGATATATTGACGGAATCACTTTCCACGCACTATCTTCAACGAGTGTCAAGATAACTGGCACATCAACGAGAGCAGTATATATGACAAGCGGTTATGCAATAGGTAGTCCGTATTTAAGACTCTTGAAAAAGGGAACATACACTTTCTCTAACGGAGTCAAAGCAAGCGGAATCAATGGGGCATACATTACGGGATTTCCCATGAGTGGCGGTGCTTATCAAACTCTTTGCAATAGCATACACGAGGGGCAGACAGCAACATTCACCATAGCGGAAGACTTCTATATTAATATCCAAATGGTAATTGCAAGTGGGTACACAGCTAATGATGAAGTATGGTTTCAACTTGAAGAGGGAACTTCCGCAACCCCCTACGAACCCTACGAAGGCGAATCCAAATCCATTCCCCTCGGTCAGACAGTATATGGTGGAACATTAGAAGCCATAGAGGG